CGGACAGGTCGTGAGCACGGTGTGCTGGAGGGGCAGGGTCAGCCTGCCCCCTCTGGCCTCTACGAAGGCAGCGACATCCTCGCCATCGGCACCTGCGTGCACTCCATGTGCGAGGCGTGGGTGAAGGGCGATGAGCCGATGCTGGTGCTCGAGAAGGCGCTGGAGGAGGAGACGGTCAACGACAAGGCGACGTTCCGCGCACAGGCCGCATCGGCTTACTCAGCCTTTGAGTTCTGGTGCAAGGGTACGCAGTTGGAGATCGTAGACTGTGAGGTGCAGGTGATTAGCGAGACGCACCGTTTCGGCGGCACGCTCGACTTCATCGGCAAGCTCAACGGCAAGATGGTGCTGGGCGACTTCAAGACCAGCAACGGCATCTGGCCCGAGTATCTGATGCAGGTGTCCGCATACGCCAAGGCTTATGAGGAGTGCACCGGCAACAAGATCGACGGCGGGTATCACATACTGCGCTTCAGCAAGGAGAACGGTGACTTTGGGCACCACTTTTACCCGTCGCTCGACGATGACGCCTGGCCTGCCTTCCTGCACCTTCGCGCACTCTATGACTTAAACGAAAAACTCAAGAAGAGGGCAGCATGAAAAAGGATACCGACTCGCTGATTGTTTACATACTCGTGTGGACGGCGTTTGCTATTGCCATCGCCGTCGCAGGCGGATTGTTCTTTGGAATTATGATGCTCGTAGCGAAATGGGTGGCAGGATGAAAACCAGACTGCAAGAAGCCGTGAAGATCACGCAAGATGAGATGAATGAACTTCTGCGCGTACAGGATGAGGTCAACAAATTCCTGCGTGGCGACAAAGACGACAACGATGACCCGGTAAACAGTCCGCATCACTACCATCTGACACTTCCAGATGGGACAGAGATTGAGGCGATTGATTATATTCAGGCCGTACTCGGCGACGAAGGAATGCTCGCCTACTGCCAAGGTTCCGCCATCAAGTACCTGTCACGCGCTGGCCGCAAAGATCGTGCGTCGCAAGACTTACGAAAGGCGGCGTGGTTCTGTACCAAGGCCGCTCAGGTTGCAGAAGATATTGAGCCCGAGCTGAAATTCTAGTTCCTCCACAGGAGTCGCGCCATACCACTTCGGAGCACCGGCCCCGTCGCGACAGCCGGAACTTTATGCCAACAATAGACACAGAAAGCCCGCCGCGTTCTTGGCTCACAGAGTGGGTCGAGAACGCCAACACCAAGCAACAGCTCAAGCAAGTGATCTATGAGCAGCAGGATCGGCTTGATAGTTACGTCAAGACGATTGAGAAGCTCGAGGCTGAGCGCAAGGAGATGATCCGCTGGCAGGTCGAGACGACGTACATGGACATGATGCAGAAGGCGATCATCCAGCGTTACAAGACGGCGCTTGAGACGATCTCTAAGATGGATCACTCTGCCGAGGCTGCGGTCGTCGCTGAGACGGCACTGAGGCCGACATGACCGACGCCTATCTTGCCTTCGGGCTTGGCATCACACTCGGTGTGACGTTCGCGATATTCGTGCTCTGGCCCGCGCTGCGCTGGAAGGATAAAGACTAGCCGTACTTGCGCTTGAGGTAGTCCATGCGCAGCGGCATCAGATCGTAGTCGCCGCGACGGACACCGTTGAGCACGACGATGCCAGACCACTCGGTGGCCTGTACGTCGTTGGGTCGGTAGCCTTCGTAGTCCAGATAGAAGCGCCCCGCGACGAGGCCGTGCTTCACATGGTCGGGGTATTGCTTGCTGGCGTACAGAAAGCCCTGCTGATGCCCCTGCACGAACGACGCGCCGATGTTGTTGAGGCGGCTGACGATAGTGCCGCCTATAGGCTTCCCGCTAAACGGGTTCGGGAAGTAATGGCAATACTTGATGCCATCAATCTCCACGATCTTTAGAAACTTGTGCCGCTCCCAGTCAAGCGTCTGGCAGTTCTGGGAACCGATGATGCCCTTCCACTTGGGGTCGTTGCTCGAGATACGGTTCGCGCGGTTCTCGTGGTTGCCCTCGAGAAACACCTTGCGCGGCTGCCACGTCTTGCTGCGCGACTTGCGAAAGCATGAGTCGAGTATCCGAAAGGATACATTCCCCGCGTCAATGTCTTCCTGATAGCGAGCGCCTTCTAGCTCTGCGCTGCCTTTCTCAGCGTGGCTGTTGAGCGAAGGCAAGTCCCAGAAGTCTCCTAAACACACCACCACATCGGGGCGGTAGTCTAGGATCGCCTCGGCGGCCCACTTCAAATGCTCTGTCTTTGACCCCGGTTTAATCTGTACGTCGGGGATGATGAGGTGTCGTTTCATTCCATCGTCGTGAGCATCTGCTGCAACAAATGCCCAAGCCTGTCCACGAATTGCTCGTCACGGGAGAGGTCGTCAGTCTTTGGGATGGGCCCATATCCGGCCACGTCAAGCGTGGCATGAATAGCCTCATGCGCCCAAACCTGTTGCCTAGCAGTACCTTTAATGGTGCTGATGATTTCAATACGGTTCTTTTCTGGCAGCCAAATGCCAATACAGTCCTTGCCGTGCCGCCACTTACCACGCGGCACGGTGCGCACCTCAATGGTGTGCCCTGCTAGTTGGAACTTTTTGGGGATTCCGTCTGAGCGGACGGGGAGGCCCACTTCTGCAGTGCCCTCAATCTCGCGCTTACCGCGTCGCATTGGTACGCAAGCTCACGGAGGGCTTCAAGATCGCCTCGAGCCGTTCCTGGAAGTCCCCCGGCGAGGGCGGCGGCTCCATCAGGATCGCCGGCGGCTGCGCCGGGGGCGGGCACTGGAGCGGTTTCGTCGAAACACACGCGGACAGGCTCACCACGAGGGCGGCGCCGCAAACTTGCAATCTCTTTGGAATATGCACCTACTGCCTCCTCGGCACGTCGCCGCTCGGCCCGCTCATTTTCCAACGTGGCCGCGAGGTTATCACGCTCTGCTAATGCTTTGTCAAGAATAGGTCGCATTTCGTTGCGCCCACGTTCAATGAGGGTGTGGCCGACCCATAGACCGGCACCGATGACCGTCAAGGAAATGACGATCAGCGGCGCCTGCTTTAAGAGCCACGCTTGGATCATTTAGCCGAGAGCGGCTGGGTCGTGATCGTGCGCAGGGCGATGTTCGCCATCGCACCGGCGGCAAGGATGCCAGCTGCCACCTGCGGCCCGAGGAGCGTGGTTAGATGCGCGCCGATGAGCTCAAGCCCACCGAGCACGGCGAGCAGTACGTTCCACCACACGGTCTTGGATTTCAATGCGCCTTTCAACATGACTTATGCCTCGTTATTACTCGACTTGATATGCGCTGCCGCGATAACCGGCAGCGTATGATGCGGAGGAGGAGCCCCCGGCGGCCAGCGGAACCCAATCACCCGCGACGGGTCAAAGGGCACCACGCTGACGCGGTTGCCTTGGTTGCCGCCTAGCGTGAAGATACGGCCATTGACGTCGACCGCCGTGACGAACCCAACGTGGCCGCCACCCTTGCGGTCGTAGACCACGATAGCGCCCACCTCCGGCCCTACGAGCTGGCTGCCGTACTCTGCCCACGCCCTAGCCCTATACCAATGCTTGGGGCGCGTATAACCCGCCTCCTGCATGACAGCGGCCACGAACACGCCACACCACGGCGTCTCGTCGTCCGACCACCACGCCTTGAGGCTACGCAGCCAGCGCGAGAGGGTCGGCGCCGTCGCCTTGCCGGGAACCTCGGAAACGCCACGGTAGCGGCGTGCGAGGGTGAGCCAGGAAGGTTCGCTCATTCGCGCTCCTCTGTTGACAGCAGGCCCGGAATACGCGCGCCGGTCTGCACGCTGCGCATTCTCTTGTTGGCGCGGTCAATCGTCTCTCGCATCAGCCTCTGATCCTCAAGGTCGAGCCGGTCGAGAATCTGCATCTGCTGCTGCGGCTCAAGTTCCGTCAGCATTCGCGCCATGTCTTCTCTGGCTCCAGGTGTGAGCCCGCGCAGACGACCGCCGGCGATGTTGAGCATTGTCATAAACCGAGACGCCGCGTTGCCGCTCAAGAATTGCGTGGCACGCTCTGCGCTAGCCAATTGATCGACGCCCTCTCCGGCAGCGGCCATCGTCCTCGCGGTGCGTGACCCGATGTTCGGGTTGATCGCTCTCGAGAACTCTTGAAGCTGCCGCTCCTGCCGAATCCGAAGCGCGGCCTGCGCGGCCTGCTCGGGAGATACGGCAAGAAATTCAAGAAGGTCGCGGTTTTGCTTTGATGCGGTCAGCATCCTAGCAAGGCCAACGTCATCGGCAGAGGCGAGTCTATTGAAAAGAGCATCACGCGCAGTCGCTCGCACCACATCCATTTTATCTGGGTCAAGGCCGCGCAATGCCACTTTACGAGCAGACTCCGACATATTGATGAACTGCTGGCCAAGTTGCGACAGCTTGATTAACTCAGAGTCGTCTGCAAACCTTGATCGCGCAGCAGCGTACTCTGGCACAAGCTCCTTAACACGCGAGTCAAGGCTATCAAATAGCGATTTAATTCCATCAGCGTTGACGTTGCCCTGCTTGAAGGCTTGATCTTTCTTGGCGCGAAGCGCGCGCAAAAGATAATCAAGCGCCGCCACAGACGGGTAAGCGTTCTGTATTAGGTTGCCATCCTTGTCCACCAAATCCGGCAGCTTTAGGTTTTCCTTTCTTTGCGCGTTTACCTGGGCCTGCTTGTAGAGGCTCCTCGTCAGCGGGTCTCTGACGATCATGTCCACGATTTCGTCATCTTGCACGATACCGACCGCGCGCGCCTTTCCGTAAAGATCGCTCGCGTTCTTGTCTCGCGCTTTCTTAAACGTATCAAGAATGTCTTGCGTGAACCTGCGATCGTTCCCGGTCATCTCGTTGACGACGTTCATCACTCGGGCGCCAGACTCGGAGAGTATGTTCTCAGAAGTTTCTCGAGAGATATCAGCAGCGGCTCCGCCACCAATTGCGGCACGCTCTGCCGCGAGCTGACCCGGCATACCTAGGCGCATACCAAACGGCACCGTCTCATCCGGTCGCCCGGTGAGAATTTGCTGCCGAAGCTCTGGCCCGGTTACGCCAGCCTCTCGCATGGCGTTAAGTACTTGCTGCGACGCAATACGCGGCTCGTCTGGTCTAAATGCGCGTCCGAGAACTTCTCTGCCGCCACGAGCAAAGTCCATCGCGCTCGCAAATGCAGGGCCGACAACGGCAGCGGTCGCGCCGCCTGTAGCAGCGCCCGCGGCACGGCTTCCTGGTTCGGCTTCAAGGGCACCCTGCACGGCACCGATGCCGCCGCTGATGCCGGCCTCGCGTAGCAGTCTGCCACCTGCAGACGTAACCGCGCCGGCCTTGCCAAACGGATACGGTGAGGCCAATGCTCCGGCCAATTCAGAGACACCGTAAGTAATCGGATTAGCGCGGCGCATAGCGTCCTGCTCTCGGCGCTGCTCCTCAAGGCTCTTGGCGTATGGCATACGGCCAAGGGCAGATTCTGCGGCGGCAATAGCCTCATCCGATCCGCCATAGGTGACGCCCTGCCCAAATGCGCGGATCGCTGTCTGCAGCATCCCCGGTGTCTGCTGCTCTGGTTGTCTGCGCTGCATCGCAGCAGCCTTCTCGCGTTTGACGCGCTCAATGACCTCCGGCTTGGTGCCGTCTGGAAATTGAGCCGTCGTGCCGTCTGGCATTTCTACTATGATGGCCATTATCGCACCTTGTTTCCGTTTGCGTCGTACTGCTCGATCTGCCTTGACTGCTCAAGCAATGATCTAATCATTTGCGCTTGAGTTTCAATGGGCATCATTGCATTCGGGAACTGTGTTCCTGCTGCAGTCAAATCTGTGCCAGTAATTGTACCGGAAGGATTTTGAAGGTTTGCAATACCTGCAGCTCCTTGAGCTGCCGGGCCAAGCAAATCAGCATTGGCGGCAGCAACGAACGTGCTGGCGAAGTCTCCAATAACAGGAAGGCCAGACACTATTCTTGCAGTTCCGCCCTGCAATACTCTGCCGCCACGCTTAATGATTGCAGCCTCAACTTGCGCCGGACTCATTTTTTCAATTTCAGCTTTTGGCAGGCCAGTGACATTTACTGCATAATTAACTGCAGCGTCTTGAGTCATTGCTACGCCAGTTCTTTGGCGAGCATTTAGTGTTTCGCCATCCGCGCCCTTCGGAACATAAGGCGCGCCTACTCTAACCCCTTGCGATTCATTTTGTCCCGGCGCAATCCACATATCCTGCATCATGCCATTGGCAAGACGAATAGCTTTTAACTCCGGCTTTGCAGGAGCAGCAGGTTCCCTGCCAACTTTCTGAACAACTCGCACGTCAGACGGATTGGTCTTGCTTACCGCAACGAGGCCGACGTTCGGCACGTTCTGATAAACAAACTCGCCAGGCCTCATCTGTTCCTGCGCAGCCGTCATTAATCCTGGCGCCATCGTCGCGACATCACGTCCAGCCTGCGTGCCGTACATCATGCCAATCGCTTCTCGAGCGCCGGCAGCGGTTGGTGCGCGACGCGCCATCAACGGCGTCGCAGGGCCGCCCTCAACATCCTCAATCATAGTGCCAGTGCGGCCACCGAATATGCGGCTAGAGATGTCTGGAAGCGCGGCCTCTGCAGCCGCCTGTCGTCGCTTTAACTCTTGCTGATCTTGAGCCGCTTTGCGACTAGCACGGACAGCCTCAATCGGAGCCGTTCCAAGCTCTGGATTTGACATTGCACGCCCAATGGCGCCAATGGCGGCCATACGCGCTCGGCGACGCTCTTCTGGTGTCATGCTTTCAACGTCTTCACCAAGCAAGCCACCAATGTAGCGATTGAATGCGCTGCCGATGTTTTTGAATATACCGTCTGCCATGGTCTATACCTCAATCAAACAGCAGACCGCGAGTCTTGCGGCCACCGTACATATTGTAAAGGCTTGAGTACGCTTGCATCGGGTTTGCCATGCTAGGCGTGCCTGGCTTGACGGTTAAAAAACTATCAAGATTTTGCTCTGAGCCTGGGGAACCAGGATCACTCTTGAAAGCACCGCTCATCGCAGCGCGCATTGCGGCCTGCTTCATTGGACTAGCTTTGTCGTATGCATCGCCGTATGTCTTGCGAGCCGCCAAAACAGAGTCGTCACCCATGGTCCCGAGCTTTTCGGTTAGGTTTTTGAAAAAGTCCATGTCAAGCCTTCCTGCGGCGCTTGCCGCCTTCTACTTTCTTGTCTAGTTCCTTAACAGCCTCGGTCAAAAGACCCACAAGTTGCGGGAAGTCAACCTGCCGCATACCGTCGCTCTCGCGACGGCTTACCGCTTCCGGCATCACCTTCTCAACGTCTTGGGCTGAGAGGCTCATATCAGTCTCGCCGCCCTCGTCATCGCCTTCCTTGCTGCCATATCCGTCAGCCCACTCAAACTCAATCCCCTTGAGACGGTTGATCTTGTCGAGCGGATTCTTAATACCGCGGATATCGACCTTCATGTTTTCGTCAGACCCAGCAAAGGCCGTGGCGACCTTTCCAGCCATTTCCCAATAACTTGGGCGGCCAGTTACGGTCCCCGTCTGGGTCACGTTATACGGGCTCGCCGACACCGCACCCTGCCGAATCGCAAGCTGCTGGAGCGGGAACTGCTGCCGGCGCAAGTCTTCCTCACGCTGCGCGTTGAGGAACTGCTGGTAGAGGTTCTGCTGCGCGCTGCCGAGACCCATGAGCGCCGACGCGGCACCGTAGCGGTTCTGCAGCGCCGTCGTGCCAAACCCGGCAAGCTCGCGACCAGCGCCGAGCCTAAACTCTGCGCCCTGCAGCCCTGCCGCTTGGTTGGCGCGACCCGCCTCGAGCATCGCGCGCTGGTTCGCCTCCTCGGCGGACAGGCCCATCTGCATATACTGCTGCATCGCCTGCTGGTTAGCGCGCTCGGCCTCAAGTCCCGCCTGCACGTTCGTCGTCTCTGCCGTGAGCCGCGCACGCTCTGCCTCTTGCATTGCCTGCTGGTTCGCAAGCGCGGCGCGCATCTGCGCGTCGACGTTTGCCTGCTCCGAGGTCAAACCAAGGCGCGCCAGCTCAAGGTCGCGCTGCTGGTTCGTGATCTGGCCGCGCTGCGCGAGCTCCATCACGTTCTGCGCCGCCGACTGGTTGGCAAGCGCCGCCTCCTGCTCGCGGCCTACGTCCGCCTGTCGCAAGGCAGCCGCCTCGCGGAAGGCTTGCGCGCGCTGCTCGGCGACAAACCGATTGCGCTCGCGGGCTGCCTCACCGGCGGCGATGCCCGCCTCTACGGCCTGTCGCGAGCCGCCAAAGGCGCGCGCTGCGGTCGCGCGACGCCCAAGCTCTGCCTGCCGCGCGCGCTCGGCCCGATCCAAGTCCTCAAGCCCCGTCTCGATGACGGCCTGCTCAAAGGGGTTCATGTAGCGGCCAAGGTCTTGGCCCAAGAAGGAGGCGGCCTGCACGGTCGGCGCGGCACCCGGTGCGGCGATATCACGCGCCGCGAACGTGGTGCCTACTCGTCCCGCACCGATGCGCTCTGGCGCAAAGGTCGTACCGACGCGACCGGCAGAGATACGCTCCGGCCCGCGAGCGAGTGAGGCGCCGACACGTTCAGCACCCACCCGCTCGGGCTGGAACCCCATGAGGCCCATCGCGTTACGCGCGGCGGCCTCAACCTCTGGGACAAATCCCCCCTCTTGTGCGATACGTCGCGTCGCCGCTTCGCCGGCCATGTAGTCGCGCGTGAACGGTGCGACCATGAGGCCACGGTACGGCTCATAAGGAATCGCCGCGACCTGCTCCGCAAACTGGAGGTTGCCCAGTACGCGGTTATAGATCTGCGGGTCAATCTCCGTCTTGGAGACTTCCTTCTTCTTTGACTGGAACAGTTTACTCATAGTCTTTTCTCTAGCACGACCGCCGTGCGTCTGTATCCTTCAAGCGCCCGCTGCCAGCCAGGGCGTCCCATAATCAGCATCGTGTCGCAGTTGATGTGCCGCGCCCACTCCTCAATGACCGGGCGGATGATCTTGTCGATCTCGCCCAAGTCCCCTGCGCCGATGATGACCGTCAGCTGCTTGAGTCGCGGGAACACGTCCACGGTCGTGATGACGCAGGAGTTTTCCGACGACCAGAACTGGTACTCACCGGCCTTGATGCCCTCGATCACGTCAGCGTAATTGAGCTGGCCGTAGTTGTGCGCCAGCGCGCGCTCAATCAGCTCGCGAAACGGGGCGACGTACTCCAGCCCTTCAACGTCCTCTGTATTAATCATCGCTGCCCACCCGGCACCGCGTCGAGGCGCATTACGCCCACGCGCCAGTCGGTCATGGAGTCGCCCGTGACCTTCATCTCTACCTGCCTGCCGGTAAAGCGTACCGGCGTATAAATAGAGTCTATTGTATAGGTCTTGGTCGTCTCCGACCCGTTCGGCGCAAACTTCGTGATGAACTGCACCCCGACCTGGCCCTGCGTCTTCTCGTCGGCGATAAGCTGCTTCGCGACCATCAACCGATCACCGTCGCCGAATTCAATCGGCCCGGTGCGCGCGAACGGCACCGCGCCGTCGTAGGTGACACCCACCTCGTGCTCATAGACGTACCCGTCAACGGATACCATGATCGGGTAGGTGAAGACACCTCGGTCGGTGCCGCAGGTGCGCGCGAGCGAGCCAATAGTCCAGTGCCCCTCGCGGTAGTTGTACGCGACGTAGGAGTCTACCTCAGTGTTAGACGCACTCGGGTAGAACCACCACACCTCGCCAAACTGGTTGTTAGCGACCGCGTACACCTTGGAACGCTGCGTCTGCGAGAGGTTGTTGACGAGGTAGTCGAGCACGTCGCACTTGAGCGGGCGCACGAAACCGTCGTACATGAAGAACCCTGCGGGCGACCACCAGTACGCGACCGACTCCACGGCGGCAACGGCTTGCGCGCTGATGACGCCGCACCCGGTCGCGATACGCTCAAAGCCGTACACAAATGGCGCGCCTTGGTACTGCGCGGTGTGCACGTCCACGTCGGTAAAGATAAGGTTTACGCCACGCAGACGCTTCGCGGTCACGATGGAGCCGACCGTCTCAAGCTCAATGTCGCCCGCCTGGTTCGTGACCGCAGGCGTCCACATCGTGTTATCTTCTTGATCAGACCACGCCACCTTTCGCGCGTTGCCGCCCGCGCCGAGCGCGAACACGAACCGCTCTGCGGTGACGAGCACGGCCTTGTTGCCGGTCGGCGCGTTGGTCAGCGCCACCGCGTCGTTCGCCGTGTTGAGCTGCCACTCGTATATCTTGCCGTCCGCGTTGGAGCAGGCGAGGAGGTACTCGCCCCAGTTGTCGAGCGTCCACGTCGTCGCCGGCGTCAGCGTGCCGGTGTCAGCGCGCGGGGTGCCGTAGGTGAAAAGACCGTAGGGGCCGCCGCCATAGCCCAAGTTCAGCACCGCGTCGGCGTTGCCGACCGTAAACCCTGCCGGGGTGATGTCGGTGATCGTGCCCGCCTCGTTCATCGCGTAGAGCTTGCTGTGTGTGCCGATGCCGATCCATCTGGCGTTGGCATTGGTGCGCCACGCGATCAGACCTCGCGCCTTGCCCGTAAGCTGGCCCGAGGCGCGCTTGCGCCAGCCGCCCACCGGGCGCATGGTGCCCTCGTACCAGCGCACGAGGCTGGCGTCTCGCCAGCGGCCCTTGCTCTGGTAGTCGGTGCCGTTGCGATAAACGCCCGGCTGCAGATTGATGGGAACTAACGCCAAGGCGCTACTCCTTTGAGGATGGTACGAACCAGCCCTTAAATATGCCAACTAGAAGCATGATCGCGGCGCCAAGCCCTGCAAGCCCTTTGACAAAGGCCACAAGGTTTTCCGCCGTCTTCCACGCCGTCGCGAGCTGTTTCACGTCGGCCTTGAGTTCTGACAAGTCAGACTGTAGCAGCTCAAGGTCTTTTCGTAGCATCGCGAGTTCCACTTCATTCTCCGACATGGCCTACTCCGCAGGCTTCTCGTCTGTCTTCGGCATTTGCGCCTCCACCTGCGCCTTCAGTTTCTGCCAGAGCGGGAACCCGCCTTGACTCGTCGGGAGGCTACCCAGCAGATTCACGATGGCGACGGCTTCGGCTGGCTCCATCACCAGCGTCATTTCTAACTTTGCGTCGGACATTACTCAATTTTCCCGGTTACAGGATTGAATTCCTTTCCTACGTTAGCAAACGAGGATTGCCATTCATCAATCTCGTTTTTGCAAAGCGCATACGCTTCTGAAACATATTCTTCTTCAGATTTCCCGTTTTGCAGCGGAACGCGCTTGTCAATGGCAAATAATTTGCCGTTTGCATCTTCAATGTAAAAGCCAACAAGCTTGTTAGCTCCATCATTTTCAAAATTCTTAATCTTAACTTTCACAAGTATCTCCTTAATTAAAATACGGCATTGGCAGAGTAAACGGCGAAGCGATACGATTGAGTCGATGCTTCCTTATTTTTAAAAGTTACGGTATGGCTGTTGTTACTTTTGTAAATAGCAAAAGTTGACCCAGTATCTGTTGCTTCTCCGTCACCTGCTATTTTTGTGCCTGTTCCAACATAGTTTTCAAAAAATACACCTCCCCTTCCGTTTGAGGGGTTATAAGCCAATACCAATAAAGCACCGGCTTCAGTAGAGCAAATCGTTACTGTTCCGCCGCTTGCAACACTTACAACGTCTCCAGCAGAAATGTATGGGCCTTTAAGCGTTGACTGCTGCGCGGTTATTGCTCCTGTTGAACTGATGCGGGCGCGCTCGTTCGTTCCATTCGTCATAAAAACGAGGAAGTCACTTGCGAACGTCAACTGACCGTAAGCAGCCGTTGAGCGATTGAAACTTAAGATTGTCGGGTTAGAGGCCGTACCAGTTGGGGCGATTTCAAGACCCGCCGCACCTGCGTTGGACACTACAAATTTGTTTGAAGGAGAAGTCGTACCCACTCCCATATTCCCAGACGAGTCGATTCTGGCGCGTTCTAAAATACCTGCGGTGCCATCCGGAGACGTGCCAAATACAATACGCCCCGGCATGTCCGACCCTGATCCGGGTGTGCCATCGACATTAAAGAAAATTGCTGCCGCATCTACGAACGAACTGCCATTACTACCACGCGCTTTTAGTGCGCCAAGTTCATCACCGTTCTGCACTATAGTCTGCGAGCCAACGGTAGCGTTTCTGCTTTTAGCAAGGAAAATCGTAGCGCCATCAGCGTTGGCGGCGTAACGGGTAGCAAAGATTGGATTTTCTATACCATCTATATTAAGACTTGTCGCAGCACCGGTTTGCCAAACGTGGAGTTTTGCGGTAGGCGAACTCGTCCCGATGCCGAGGCCCGTGGAGGTGAGGCGCATTAACTCAGAAAGTGCATTGGTGTTACGCCAAATAAACGAACCGGTAGTCGCGCTGTTGTCATTAATGTTGTAATACAACGCATTGCCGCTTTGCTGCAACGACGTGCGAGTTAATCCATCTGACAAAAAATAATTTTCGTTACCAGAATTGCTGCTGCTAACCGACCCAGTTACGGCGAGTTGCGTTCCACTAAACGACAGCGCACTCCCACTCGTCGCCACCTTACTGCCGTTCAGATACAGCACGCCGTTGGCGGTGCCGGCGCTGTTGGACAGCGTGCCGGCGATGGCGAGCGTCTTGCCGGAGCCGACGTTCAGACCGACAGACGTGCCGGTGCCGTCGCCCTTGAAAATGCCGTCAACCAAATCTAGGTTGGTGTTGATCTTTCCGCCCCAGGTGTCTGCCGACGCGCCGACTTCCGGCTTCGTCAGGCCAAGGTTGGTAGTAGTTGTGTCAGCCATCGCTAGTTACCTCAAGCGGCCTGTAAGTAGGCCGGGTGTGTTTTCTCTGTCCAAGTCTCCGCCGTGTCTGCGACCGGCGTCCATGTCTCTGCCGTATCCGAAATCTGCGACCACGACTCCGGCGTGTCTGGGTCGTCTTCCCACTTCTTGCGCCCCGCGCACGTCAGCACCGCTGTGGCGGATATGGCGCACGATGCGCGCTGGATCCGCTCACATGAGGCGGCGAGAGACGCCACCCCAGCCATGCTCGACCCGCTCTCGTACACTGCCTCCGCGTTGGCCGCGACCGTCGCCGCGCCGGCCATCGCCGACGCGCCAAGTCGCACCCTCTGCGCGGCCGCCGTCTGCGCTGCCGATGCGCTCGCCGAGCACGCGCCAAGGGCGACGCGCACCCCGACCGCGCTGACCGTCGCCGAGGCCGACATGGCAGAGTCGCCGAGTCGCACCCTCGTCGCGGACGCCGAGAACGTCGCCGTGCCGCTTATCGCGGCCGCGCCCAGCATCACGACCTGGCTCGCACAGGCGACGGTGCCACTTGCACTCATCGCCGACGCGCCTAGCGCGATCCGCTCTCCCGCCGCCGTGACAGTCGCCGAAGCAGACATTGCCGCCGATGCGAACTGTACGCGATTCCCCACCGCCGTCAGCGACGCCGTGGCGCTCATCGCCGAGGCGCCAAGCGCCACACGCACCCCGGCGCACGATAACGTGCCGGACGCGCTTAGACTGGCAGCGCCCTCTTTCGGGTCGATGCCATAATTGCCACGGCCATATAACCCCGAGCCGTAGCCTGCCATCAATTAGTCCAGCGTGATGTCGAGGTCGCCAGCAGGCACGCGGAACACGTCGCCCGAGGCAATCGTCTTGCTGCTGGTCAGCGAGCCGTGGAACAGCATATTTCCGCTGGTCAAGTTGTCCCATACGGCAACCCAGCCAATCGTGCCCCACGTCCCGGTCGCGGTCGGGAACTCAATCGCGCTGTCGTTGGTCGCGGCGTTATCCGTCACCGTAAAGGCGACAGACTGGCGCGCGTACGAGCCACCGCTAACTTCCGTGCCGCTGCCCGCATCCGTAGGGTCTGCAGTATGCAGGCCAAGGTACACGGTCGTCGGCGACGTATAAGCAGTGTTGTCGAGAACGTGAAGGAGAATCTTGTTCTCAAGATAGTTTGAAAATGCACTCACGGAATAACCCTCGTCGGTTTAACAGTCATAGCGGTGCGACCCTGGCTGAAGGCCGCTCTTTCGTTCTGCAGGATCATGTCAGCCACAGCCGTCTCGTAAAGCGACGACCACGTTGCGATACGCTCGTCGTCTCTCAAGTACGGGGCCGCCTGCAATAATGATCCGTATAGGTACACGTCTGGGTGGCGGTCGAGAATCCAGTTTGACGTGTTACTGTCAGACAGTTTCGCGAGCGTCGCGACGTAGGTGATCTCTGCCGTGTACCCGGTGTCTGGCGCCGGTAGCACTTCGATCTGGTTCCCGACCAGAGCGAAATACAGCGGCTTGCCGGTGGTGCGGTAGACGTACTTCTTGGCGTCAAGCTCGTCCTCTGTGAGAAACACGAGAGGCTGCACCGGAGCCGTAGAGGTCAGCACCAAAGACTTGCAAGACAAGAAGTCGGACGGCAGGGCAGAGAAGGGCGTGTCGATCGTGGCGTTGGCGCGCTTCACCATCTTCTGGGTCGGCAGCCTTCGCTCCAGCTGCGCCTCTGCGAGCGTGATGAAGTCTGGAATAACCGAGGTCAGATCGTCTCGGTTGAGCCAGTCGGCGATGCTGCTTTTAAGCGCGCTGTATGATGTTAGAGCCACCGTCCACCTGTTCCTTCATCGCCCACGCACCTTCGTGCGAGTACTCAAACGTACCGATGTGCTTGACCTGGTGCGAGAGGTCGTGGTCGACCAGTACCTCGTAACCAGCCTCGCGCGCCTTGCGGCAGAAGAACACGTCTTCCCCGATGTAGTGCGACCCGATCGTTGAGTACGGGATCGCAAACCACGGCGCGTCGAGTTTCTCAAACACCTCGCGCTTGACCATCATTACGCCCATGCCGATGTAGTCCACCGGCTGCAGCCCTTCCGAGTCTGGGGCGGTATACACGCGGCCTATCTTCCCGTCGTCGTCCATCATCGCCACCGGCTTGACGGGCATACGACGCGTCGCATAGTTCGCGGCCACGATGGGCTTGTCACGCAGAATCAAGTGCCCGATGGTTTCCTTCGGGAACCGCATATCTGAATCAAGCCAGAGGAGATAGTCTGCCTTCTCCTCGAGTGCTTGACGCGCAAGCTCCATACGCTGAGAGGCGATCAGAGTTCCGTGCGATGTATAAAGCATCACGCGGTCGTCCGTTGTCGCGGTGTGGAATGACATCGCCCGCGCTAGGTCATAGGCAAACGAGGTCATCACCGTGTCCCTTGCGGGGACTAAAATCGCAACCGAGCGGCTCATACGCGACCCGCCCGTGTTCTAAATAACTGGTTGTCTCTATCGTTCAACCAGGCTTTCATCTTCTTGGGATCGTCAATGATCCCCTGCTGCTTGAGCTTGTAGAAGAGTGCCATCGGGATCGACGCCACCTTGTTCCACTCGCCCCACCGCGCCCGTTCGTCGGTCGCGGCATACTGCTTTTTGTTCTGCTCAATCAGATCGCCGACTTCAAAGACCGTCTCAATCGTGGCCTCATCTTTGTCGGCATCGTAGTGCCACCACTTCGTGGTGCCTGTGTTCGGGTCGTAATCAAATAAACGCTTGCCCGATGAATTCATGTGATCCTCAACTAAGGGGCGACGGCACGATTGCCGCCGCCCCCGAGTTTACATCACTACGATCAAGTCGTGGTGAGGTCAGCGGCGAGACCGTGCGCGGCCTCGGTGTTGACCTTCAAGCCCCACTCGACGAGGATCATGCGCTTCTCGGCGTCGCCGGTCTTCGCAAGTTCCACAGTCTGGAAGGGACGCAGGAAGGCAACGCTTGCGTACTCGGGGTCGAGCACGAAAGCATCACGCTCACGCTGGAAGCGGTTGGGGACAACCGACACCGCGCCGAAGTCGCTGACGTAAACATCGGCGGCGCCGATGATGACGCCCGGCTTGTTGCCGGCAACATCGCGACGGAGTTCCGCGATACCCGCGAAGCCCGAAACGCGCTGCTTGTTGACGGGGCCGACCATCAGAATCTTCGGCGTACCGCCAGCGGCCCACACCTTCTGGATCACGCTCTTGAGAATCGTCTCGGTGAACGTGCGCAGGTTGGCGTCGGTCGCGTCCGTGCGGGTCGCGTTCGGCTGCGTGGTGTACGACGGATCAGCGCCGGTCGTGCCCTTGTCCGTGTTGGACTTGATGAAGGCAAGGAGCGAGCCCGTCTTACGGAGCGCCGTGCTGACACCAGCCGAGCCACCCGAGGCGGCTTGGTTGGTGAGCATGATCGACTCCATGTCGCGCTTCAGTTCGGCAGAACGCTTGGCAAGCTGGTAGGCCAGCTCCGAGCGACGGCCGGCCTTGTCCACCGACTCGAGCGTGCCCGAGAGGATGAGCGTCTTGCGGCTGACCTGCGTGTAGTTGCCGACACGAACCGTCGCGGTGGTCGAATCGTAGGACGACACGTCGTCGCCTTCGATCTGCGCGTTGGTCGTGGAGGCCGCAGCGAGGGCATCCGTCTGCCACTCAAAGAACGTGTTTTTGACGTTCTCGCGGCCGATGTTCGACATGAACGGGGTCTCTTCGGGCGAGATGTTATAGATGACATTCGAGAGTGACTCACGAATGCCCTTCGCGCCGAAGGTATCGAAAGTATTAGCTGTCTGTGACATTAGTGAAAATTCCTCAATCTAAAAACTGTTCAAACACAGCAGCCGCATCTTTGTGGCTGCCACTATTTGCGAGTCTAGAAAGAGCCGCCTTGGATGCTACGACCTTGGACGATTGTGGCGTGGACGCGGCGCCAGCCTTCATCGGCTTCGCCTTTTGCATGATCTTCGGACGCATCTGATCGCGTTTGCTCATCAGCTCGTCGAACATCATCGCCTTACGCAGCGCCAGCACGGCTCGGGCGTCGTATATGTCCGAAATCTCCTCGACACTAAAGCCAAGTCTTTCGGTGGCATAAGAGACGATCTTCGCCTTCTCGGTGCGAGCCTTATCGGCGTCGCGCCATTCTGGCAGGGCTTCCAAGAGCTTGCCGCGTTCGGCTTCGAGGGTCTTTTCAGCCTCGACTCTCTCTTCAACCTGCTGCTTCTCCACGAGAGCCTGCTTCTGGGCCTGCACCCAAGCCGCCTGCTCCTGCCTTGATCGCACCAGCTCGCGCTGTCTCACCCACTCAACCGGGTTCTCTTGGTAGAGTCTGTCCCAGTCGATCTCGGGTGGTTGCAGCGACTTGAGCGTGCCATCAAGGGCCGCCAAAGTCTGCGCATACCGTTGCCGCTCTTCCCGCGCCAGCGCGGCCTCTGCTTCGGCCTGTTTACGGGCCTCCGCAATGGCTTGCGTCTTGCGCGTGTAATCCGCGGTGCGTGAGTAGCCTTTTAGAAGCTCATCCAGCGGCACCTCGACTTCTTCCCCGTCAACCTTGACGCGGAATTTCTGGGCCTGCTGGGGCGCCTCTTCGGCCTCCTCATCGCCTTCGGTTTGCTCATCGCTCTCGTCAGCCGACTCGCTGTCCGCTAACTCAAGCCCCTCATCCACGCCTTCCGTCTCTTGCTGCTCGTTTTCGCCTTCATCGGCGGCGAGCATCTGCTCGAAAACATCTTGCGTGGTTTGTACGTTTCCCGGGGGTACACCCGTGCCGGTTTCGCTCATATCTCTATTGTGCAAGATTCAAGGGATTATTTGCGCCCAGAAATCTTGTCGATGTCTCTTTTTGCCATCGCGCCATTCTCAACGGCGATCCGCAGGTGGCGCTGGATTTCCTCAAGAATCCCTACGGCGAGCCATAACCGCTCGCGCTCCTCTTGGTCGGCGGGTTTGCTCTGCCGCCACGCCTTGAGGTATTCAGACTCCAGAACGGCAAAAGCCTCCACGAGCATCGGGTGCTCTAGGAGGTCTTTGGCTTCCTGGCCCTTGCGGGCGTCGATGTAGGGATTGCGTTCGCTCAAGCGAGAAGGCCGCCTTTAGGTTTCTTCATGGCTTTCTTCAAGAGTTTACCACCCTTGTCAGCCTTGTTGAATTCCTTGGCGACTTTCATCGGAATGCCGACCTTCTTGGCGAACTCCTTGGAGTGCGCGGCGGCGGCCATGAGGCGGGCTTGTTTAGCGGATTTACTAGGCATGGCTACTTCTGCTCCTCGTCTTTTTGCATTTCAAAATATGCCGCAACCGCAGCAGCACTAGCTCCCAAAGCTCCGAGCATTTCTGGAGATATTCTTCCGGCTTGAGCCTCTCCGAGCAATACCATGTCGCGCGCTCGCTCAATTGGAACATCAAGTCGCTGGGAGGTTTTTTCAATTAGGTCAGACAAAATCTCAAGCTTTGGCTGGCCTACCGGAGTATCCACGCCGGTTGCTGGAGAGTACAAACCCCATGCAGTTGCTTGTCCTGGCACTGCCTCCATCCCGGCTTGCTGGGCTACGTTTTCTCTCCACCAAGGGGCGAGAACCGCGAGCTCGCCAGTCGAGACGCTTTGTCCAGGTATCTTCGGCTGGCCTTTTACCATTCTCATAGGACGAACATCTGCCAACCCTACGGCGCGAGACCAGTGCGCGTCGCCAACTGGAATATCACTCTGTCTACCAATTGCTGATGCTTGGCTAGCTTGCATATACAAAGGCACTTTTGGACTTTTTAGTTTTGGCATTCCCTCTCTCAAAAACGCATCCATTGCCGGAGCTTGCGCTGTTGAGTGATATGCGTGAGCAGGGAAATCTAAAAGATCGGTAGGTAGGCCCATCCTCATTCTGTCTTCAATAGAAAGCCCACCATATTCCATAAACTCATTAAATCTACCTTCTTGCGCTAGCTTGTTCGCCGCTGTTCCTCTGCGCAGCTCTGTGATGACATCGCTAGATGGGCTCGACATTGATGTGAGGGCATTGAATCGTTCATATCTACGAGTAGCCTCTTCCGGCCCAACAAGCTCAACAAGGCGTTGATAGGCTGGATCCATCATGTACCAGCCAGTCATGCCTTGCCGTAACCTTGGCGCAAACTCTTCTGTGGCCTGTAAACCCTCAACCAATCTCCTAGTATTTGCAGGAGACATAATTTGTTCTGTTTTTTCAGAACCGCGAGGCTTTTTCGGTGCATTTGGAATTACACCTGGAGCGGTTCCCGGTGTTTGCGCTGCGCGCGATAAATCTTCTCGAGTTACACCAAAAAGACGAGCAAGATTTGGGCTTTCTGGCATGACCATAGCTTCGGCTCGCTCTGCAACAAGCCTCGGGTCATCGTAAATACCAGGGAATGCTTTTCTAAGTGCGCCCTTTATTGTGCTGCGCCCAGTTTTAATAGCTTTTGATGCCGTTCCGCCAACGACAGGAGTAATTCCTGCGGCAGCTTGCAGCGCACCAAGAGAAACATCTAAAAGACCGCTTCCGACATTTCCTTTTTGCACAGATGATGCGCCTTCTTGCGCAGTCATCCCGCCTTCTTGCACGTCAAAAATACCGCCAAAAACTTGAGACGCGCGATCCGCTGCGCCTTTTGCTTCGGAGTCAGAATATCCTGCCTTTTTAAGCGCAGACGCCATGCTATCGACAAGTCTCTGTCGCAGCGTCGGGCTATATGGTCTTGCTTCAGCCATCTTTCTTCTTCCTATATCGCTCGAGCAACCGTCGCCCCTTGGTAACGGCGCTCGCCTTATCCCCTCGATGCCCCCACGCCTCAAGGCTTAACTTAAGACGCGTCTTGTCTCCCTGCTCGTCAAAGAGCAGTCCCGGCATTGACCCCATGCGCGTCAGGAATGATCCTTTGCGGCGCATCTCCTGCGGCGAGTCTGGCGCACCCTTCACGGGTGGCTTCAACGTACCGCCAGTCTGCGCCTTGTACGACGCGCGACCTTTGGCGTTGAGGCCGCCCTTCTTGGACTTGCCTTCAGCGCGCTGCCATGCCGGCGTCTTCACTTGCGCTTCTTCGCCGTCTTCGCCGCAGCCTTGAACGCTGATGCGGTCGGCGCACCCTTCGCGCCAGGCTTGCGCATCTTCTCTCCGCTACCGGCTGCGATGCGTGCTCGTTTTGCCCAAATGTTGCTATAGAGTCCTTGTTTCATAAATCACCTAAAAAAAAGATCCGCCATAAATCATCGGGACTGCACCCATTCTCTGAATCGGAGAGAAGTCAATCGTTGGCGGCAACTGCGGCGGCAGCTCTGGTGCTTGCTGCGGTAATTCCTGCATAACAGGCTGCTGCTGCGAGTAAAACCCGGGCGATCCGCCGGCGTACATGACTAAATCGTTTTGCGCTGGCATCGGCTCTGGCAGGGCTGGTGCCGGCTGTGCAGCCGGCTGCTGCGGCCCAAACAAATCCTCAAACATTTGACGACGTCGGCGCATACGGCCGCCCATGCCGCCACGTCTGCCGCCGCCAAATCCTCCGCCGTAGCCGCCGCCGAAGAGCGACGTAGCCGCGAAAGGATTAAAGGCGTCGCCGCCGTAGTATTGCTGCGAGAAGTACCGCGAGAAGGCATCATTGATAGTCGGCCGGTACTGCGGCACAAGAGACGGCTGGCTATAACCACCACCGTAACCACCGCCCATGTCGTAGCCGCCGAAGGTCGTGCCGTAGCCGCCCCCGATGCTGCTCGAGAATGGGCTGCCGTAGCCGCCACCGTAGCCGCCCGCGCTGCCGCCGAGCTGGGCGTAAATATTGCCGCCCAATCCGCCGACGCCGTAGCCGCCGTATCCCATCATGGGAGACTGCTGGTACTGAGTCTGCCCTCTAAATGCGTTGCTCATACTTCACCCTATGCCGTCAAATCGTAGAAAGCCAAAGACCCAATCGCAGAGCCGGTGCCGCTCAGAATTCTAACGGCCACGGTGTACACGTCACTCGTCCCGGCGATTGTCGATCCGAGTTGCATATCGAAGTTATAAACCAAGTCATTCTGTGACTGCACGCCAGATTGGTTGCTGGCCGTTGCGTACTCGTTTAGCACGACATCACCGCCGGTCATGGCGGTCGCAGAAACATCAAAGTCTACGTTTGCAAATGTTGTCGTATCGTAAGATGCGGAGGTCAGCGTTGCGTTTTTAATCAGCGCAATCTCATACTCTCCGTTAGCAATTGGCAGCACTCTAACTTGCTTGGGGATGATTACAGAACCAAGAGCATCGGAAGCAAGACGAATGGAGACAAGCGGCACAAAAGAAGTTCCGATTCCTGTTAATGTCGTCGTTCGTCTTGCCACCTGCTCAACGGACATCTGCTCATATCCGCCCTCTGACATGACAGAGGAGCAAATCTGCTTCATGCTTGAGGCTGATGCCGTTAGCGCCGTGTTCTCAATCTCTAACCGAATCGGTAGGGTCGCGGTCTGCATATAGACCGCCGTGACCTCATTAGCATTGTCGAATGTGTGGGCCGTAATGTACTCACCATCAACGACAAACCCGACTCTAACGGAGCCCACGCCAAGCCACTCAAAATCCATAAACATGATCTGAGCCTTGGTCGTGTCGAGCGTTATCCCGCTCGCCCCGCTTCCATCCAGCTTGTCGCCATTCCATGACGACTGCGCGACCTTTCTGGTGTCGCTCGGAGATCCGCTCGTGTACGTTCTGATAATGAACGACAGCTCTGCGTTTTCGCGCTGCAGGAAAACGCCGTTGTTGGTGTCGAAATATCCAACCCTTTGGCGCAGCCCTGTCTTGGCTGCCGCCATGACAAATGTTGAAATGATGAGCAAGCTTTTTCCAGGCTGGTACGGAAAATATCGCTTTGTCTGACGGATCACCTTATCGCCTGATGCCGTCGTGACGTCCATCCTTACGGCAGACTCGTTAGACAAAAACGTAGTCGTGCCAGATCCGGTCAGCGACGTATCAAACGCTGGGTCTGACGCGTAGCGGTTCTGGCTATCAAAGAGCGTGAACGGCTGCGAGACTCGCAACCGTCCAAACGCATCAAAGTTGTTTTTATCTAGTAGGTTCAAGTTTTCAAGACTATTGATGAATTTAACGATCTCAAGCTGATTCCCGGCCAATAGGCTCAAATACAACTTGAGCTGATTGTTGATCTGGTTTACATATTGCGCGGAATACACCTGCGGCGCCACGTTGGGATTTGGCGGCTGAGGTACAAAAACTCCCTCGAGAAGCTCTGCCATAGCATCACATTACCTGCGGCGGAACCGGAGGCTGTGGCGCCATCTCTTGCGGCATCTGCGGTGCAATCGGCGGCAGCGGCTCAAAGGGCACGATCTCTGGGATCACCGGGCGCTGCACCGAGGGCGACGCGATACGCGGACGCTCCACCATCGCCTTGATCTCCGCCATGTCCAGCTGCGAGCCGTACTTGAGCTGCACCTCATAAGCGCGGAGCATGAGGTCGGCCTCTTGCTTGTCGCGCTCACGGTCGTCAGCGAGAAGCGTCTGCTGGCGCTTGAGCTCAAGCTCTGCCTGCGTGTTCTGGATATCCGCCTGGATTTTCTGCTGCTCAACCTGGGCCAAGATCATCGCCGGGTCTGGCGGCGGCGGAGGCTGCGGAGGCGGAGGCGGCATCATCGCCGGGTTCAAGAAGAACTCGTCGGCGTTCTTGTAACCCGACGCCTCAACCAATCGCACGAGCGTGTTGCGGTACTGCTGTGGGGTGACGAGCGGATTCTGCGGCCCCATGAGCTGCATGATCTGCTCTTGCTTCTGCGCAATCGACGTGAGCACCGCAATCTTTTGCTCTTCGGTGCCGCCGCCCAAGGCGACGTCGATCTCGACGTCCATGTTCGCATCCCACGACCGTGGGTCAATCGGCACCCACTGGTTACGGAGGCGCACCACCCGCGCTCGGTCTTGATTTTCGACGACCAGCTTGAGAATGCCTTTGAACAAGGCGCGCATCCCGGTTTCTGCGAAGATTCGGGCTATCAGCTCAAGATGCTGCTGCGCAGCTGTAACGGTCGCGGCGACCGCCGCGCGGGTGGTGCTCTGTAGTGCGCCAGCGTCAAGGCCCATCGCGGCCTTGCTCATGCCGGTGCGCGTCTCGCGTACCTCATCAAGATACCCGAGCATCGGGAACGCGGCCTGCCCCACGAAGGGGACGGAGAACGGCTGCACGGCGCCGGTCTGGCGCATACGGATGACGCCACCGACTTCGGTGTTGAGCACGTCGTCCATGTTGACCTGGCCCTCGACGACGCCGACGCGAGGATGAATCGCGAGCGATAACGAGTCGAGCATATTGCGCATGATCGCCGACTTGATCTTTTGCAGGTCGGCGGTCATGTCAAACATGGACAGCCCGATCAGCGCGTGCGGCTCTGGGTCTGGGCAGAAGAGCGCGAACGGCGCGTGAGAGCACGGCTCGTTCGACACCATCTTGTACGACGGGCCGATGGTGCAAATCTTGCGCAGCTCCGAGATGCCATCCTTGTCGTAGTCGACGCGAATGTACGCCTCGCAGTAGAGCACGCGCTTGTCGTCTTGCGTGCCGCCAGGGCCGTAAGACTGCGCGTATGGGTTACGCGCCAGATACTCGTCGTTTGTATCTAGCTCGTATACACCCATCTGCTCCTGCACCTCCTCCTCGTTGTAGCCCAAGGCCACAAGGTCAGAGACGCGCATCATGCGACGGTGGGCGACGAGCGTTGCGTCCTCAACCGAGCGAGCGCGACGGTCAATCAAAAACTCTTCCGGCGGGATCGCCTCAACACGCACCCGACCGTCGCGGATTTCGCGCTTCAGTTCCACCGAATAAATCTGCGGAACAGGGAGCGGCATACCCGTCATCGGGTCAATCATCATCTGCCCGGTCATCGGGTCAACGGGCGGCTGGTACGACGGGTCGTCCATTGAGGTGATGGCGCTACCGACAACACCCGGCTCGGACAGCAGCACCGTCAGCGCCGACTCGTCGAGGCCGGTGTAGTACTCGGTCTTGATCTCGACCTTTTCTTCCCAGACGTACTTGGCGATACCTAGCGCACCGCGCAAAGCATCTTTGAACACCGAATGACAGACCAAAAATCCGTTGTTGTCATTCGTGAAAATGTAGTTGACGTAATCAGTCGCCTGCTCGGATACCGCGATGTCCTCTGGATTGCGCGGCGCAAAGTTAACGATCTTCTTTGAACCAAAAAATACTTTCATCAGCGACGGCATGATGCCGGCGATAGTGTCGCGGACATCGGTTGAGACAACCTGCGAGCGGCCCTCTTCCTCGTTGCCAAACGGCTCGCCGCGATAGTATTGAATGGCGCGGGCACGAACCGGCGACAACTCCGCGTCGATAAACGACGTGGCGTCGGTCAGTTCCATCCCGACCAAAGCCTCTAGGTCAGAGTCCGCCATCGGCTCCACGACCCCTAAAGCGGCCTCAGTCTGCTCAATTAACGAACCGTCTTGGTTATACATAAAACCGGCACCCGTGCCGAAAGTGTGTCTCTCCTATTGTCAAACGAAAAGCGAGGCAATCTGGGTCGGCGTTAGCTTAACCAGCCACGCCTCGCGATCCTTGACACCGAAGGAGAGGATGAAGTACCCACTGTGCTCGACGATACCGGCACAGAACTCAATCTGCTCGCCCTTAAAGTAGAACTCGCGCCCCGCCCGTACCGGCTCAAGGTTGGCATTGTAGGCGACTAGCCGGTGGGCATAGTGAACGCGGTTCTTGCGCTTGCGGCGCTGGTGGACGACGCCCAGCCATTCGCCGTTATAGGGAATAATCTGCGAGCCGCCAGACCAGCCTTGCAAGATAGGGAAGGCGCCGAGCCAGATTCGCGTCTTAGCCGGGTAAATTTCAAACGACTCAGCCGGGTGATGCGAGTACACGAACGCCAAGCGTGCGCCGTTGACGCACGGCATCCAATTCTTCTCCATCTCACGGCTGTGAGGGCTATGGAGGAACTCAAAGCGGTCAATGCTGGTCTTACTTAGCTTGGCTAGCGCCATCGTGGTGCGCACCCGGGGTCCGTGATGTAGGGCCGAGCAGGTAAACTGCCACGCACCGTCGAACCAAAAGAGCCGCGCATCCTCAAGGCCGTCTCGTGCGGGGACTCGGGTGTGGCGCACGGTTAGATCGTCCACCCACTCGACCGACTTTTGGTGCGCCTTAGAGTCAAGGGTTAGAAAATAGTTTCGTGTATTTGGCGCAGGGTCGCCACGGAACCAGATGCCGTCTTCCTCGCCGAGCTCATAGTTCACCGTGCGGGTTAGACACGCCAAGTTCCCGTCAGCATCTTTGGCGATGGACGGGTTGCACGGCAGATACTTCTCCGACTCCGGCACCGACAGGCGCACGAAGGCGTCAGCCGGTAAGTGGTCGCCTAAAATTACGCCGCCTTCGGCGGGGAAGGCGGCTTCGGGTCTTTCGGCTCCGGCGCTTTCTTGGCTTCCGGCTTCGGCGGCGCTTTCTTGTCGAGGCGCTTTTGGAATAGCGCCACGTCGCTTGGTTTTAGCATTCATCATCTCCTCACATATGGATCGTGGATGGCATCGGCACGGCCAAGTCTTGCGTGGCCTGCGATACCAGTGGCGGGACGGCTGTCAAAACTCGCAGGTGCGGCAGGGCGTGCCACTCGAGCAGTATATCGACCGGAGTATTAGCGGGCTTGGTGTACTGTTGCAGCGTCGGAATCGCACGGCGACGGTGCCAGATCGCGGCGGTGCATAGCGGGTACTTAATCTCCCACAGGTTCGTGGACTCCTTCTTGCCGGGTTTGTCGGTCGTGCAACAGGAGTTCAAGTACACGAGGTCGCACCAGTGCGGTATCTCCTCGCGAATCTGCGCAAAGCGTTCGTTGAAGTTATCGGGCAGGATGAAATCATCCTCAAAGATCACGAACTCCTCGTGACCGTCGCGCCATGCGATCTGCCACGCGATGTGCCATGACAAGACAAGGCAAGTCGCGCCACGGGTGACGTAATAATCCGTGTGCATCGGAATCTCAGACTTGACCTGCATGGTCTTGCCAAAGATGCCTTGGATAAAGTCGAGCTCTATGCCGGCCTTAGCAGCCTGCGCTCGAGCGTGTTCGGTGCGCTCGGGAGTCTCTGCGAGTGTGATGCAGTAATACTTCACTTGATCCCCTGTACTCCACGGCCCTTGCCAATGGCGAACTTACCGGATCGCTTGACGGCGACATCCTGCAGCCGGAACTCGTCGCAGAACTCCTCAACGGCGCGGGTGACACCGGGCCATGCGAGATAATCGTCGCCGAATAAAATCCCACCATCACGCAGCAGCGGCCAGTAATTGCGCAGGTCAGACTTGCAGTCTTCGTAGTCGTGCGAGCCGTCGATGTAAATCACGTCCGCCAGAATTTTTTTCTCGGCCACGACACGCGCTGCGATGGAGGCGGGTAGGGGGAGGGGTATGACGCGATCCTCTAGCCCAAGGTGCTTCATGTTGGAGACGAACAATTGATGCAGCTTAGGGTAGCCAACATCCAAGCGCAGTGCCTCATGCAGCCACTTGTTCTCGCCGTCGTGGCGGTCGTAGTTCTCGAGCGAGCCTAGCCATGTGTCGATGCAAAGCAAAGTCGCATCTAGCCCAAGACGCTTGCAGATCGCCATGATGTTCGCGGCAGAGCGCCCCTTCCACGAGCCGACCTCGATAATCGTCGTCGGGCGCACGGCCTCAATGACCTGCTCGAACATCGGGTCATCTGAGCCCCAGCCCTGCAAGTCGTGCTCGACGAGCTTTGCGCCTTGGTACGGGTTGACCAAAAAGAAATCACGCCAGTTCATACCACCCCTCGAATCTGTCTCTTGACGGGCTTGGCCCAAGTGGGCGCATAGGCTCCGCCGCCGGTTGCCGCCTCGCTCGCGAACGTCAGCACGAAAGCGTCGGCCACGTCGGGTGACGCCAGCCCTCGGCGCTTCATGTCGTCCTTGCTCTCGAGCTTGAGTTTGCCGTTGCTCATAAACGAATAGCGCGGCGAGGATAGTTCATTGACCAGCCTCTCGTCACGCGGCAACTTGCAGTCCTTGGCCTCAAGCCACGCCTTAGCCTTGCTCCATAACTCGGCGCGAAGGTTCGCGAACTGTCCCTTAAAGGCAGGCGACTCGCCGACGTTGATGCCACGGGCGGGGAGCTTGAGCTCCCGTAATCGATCGACTACACCTGCGCCCAAGCCGATGCTGTCGACCAGAATCTCGGCGGGGCGGTCTTTGGGGTCGGTCGATTCCCACTCGTGCATGATCGCGCCGGTCAGCGACATGAGGTCAAGATTCTTCCACGTCTTGACCGGGCCGAGCACCACGTTCGACTGGCGCTTGCAGAGCGCCGAGGAGTCGGTGCCGTAGCGGGCTACGTCCAAGCCCCAGAGGATCGGTGAGGATGGGTTCTGTACCACGTCACGGTCGATGGCGCTCTGGGCCAACTCGAGGCCGATCAACGTGTCGTCGTCGGCGACGGGGAACTCGCCGAGCACGCGTACCCGGTAGGCGTTCGACCCTTCGCCGTAGCGACTTGCCATTTCCGAGACGTAATCGGTTGAGACGCGGGGCGAGTCGAGGCAACTAACGTGCAGGTTTTTCCACTCGGACGACAGGCGGTGGAAGGTGTCGTAGAAGTACCCGCTGGTGCGGGTGGGGTTGCCGAGGAGGAGCGTGGTCGCGTTGTGGCCGGACATACTGCCGCCGGCAGATTCGAACACGGCCTCGGATACGCCGGGGGCTTCGTCCACGACCAGCAGCACGAACTCGGCGTGGATACCCTGCAGGGCGTCGGGCTGCTCGGCGCGGCTGGTACGGGCGGAGATGAACGCCTCCTCGGGGCTGGCTTTTAGTTCAATTCGGTCGGACTTGATCTCGAGCAGGTCGGCCACGGCGGGGGGTAGGAGCTTGGCCCAGCGGCGGCATTCGCCGAAGAGGGCGTCGAAAAGCTGGCTGGCGGTGGGGGCTGTGACCACCACCTTGACCGGGACGCGGGTGAGCATGAACCAGAGCATGGCCCACGAGGCGACGGTGGACTTGCCGGTGCCGTGGCCAGAGCGGACGCTGATCTTGCGCTCATTCGCAGCCAGAAGCTCTAGGAGGCGACGTTGCCATGGGTCTGGGGTCACCCCTAGCACTTCCTCCACGAAGGCCACAGGAGCCTTGTGGTAGCGTTTTACGAAGTCAAAGTACGGATTCTGCATTTTTTCAAATTGGTAGGTGTGGGGTTACGCCAGCGCCCGCCCCCCGCCGGGGGTAGGTGCCGGGGGGGGGTCGGAAACGGGTCGGAAATCGGGAATGCTAGGAGAATCAACGAGTTACCTACGCGCTGACCGTCTGGTGGACAACTTTACATAATGGGTATTATACGCACTGACTCTGACAATGCCTTGCGAATCAAGCACTTGCGCGTTGTGTAATTTTACTCGGTGCATAGAATCTGCGGGATCGTGCATAAAACGAGTGTTATGTTATAACATTACGTCGGTTCTGATGACTCGCGCGTGTCCGTTTCGGGGTCTGTCGGCGTGTCGCGAGTAAGCTTTTCGGGCTCGATCACGCTCACCGTTCGCATAAGATTTCTCACTGCTTCCAGATGCAATTGCGTCGTGTCGGTGATCTCAACCTTGGTCTGCATCTTGTCGCCCCATTGCTGCATATCCAATCGTGAGGCAACCCAGCGGCGAATATCGCTCGCAACCCTTGCGGCATGAGGATCAATCTGCTCCTGCTCCACAGAGTTTGCTAACCCTTCCATTCGGTCGACGTGCCACTGCGCTCTCGCCTTCCTGGCAATGTCGATCTGCGTCTTGCGCTCCTCGTTGCTCATCAAGAATCGATGGAGCCGCCCATACGGAATACCGCTCGCGACCGCAAACTCGGTCAAGCTGCCGCCCGTTGAGACGTACTCGCAAAGCTCTGGCATGAAGTTAGGACTCTCGAGCAATGCCAGAGCCTTCTCACGCTTCTCTCGTTTCTGTGGTGATCCTGCCATCAGTCGTCGCTCACATGAACGTAAGTGGTCACGTCTTCCCAGTCCTGGTCGTAGCCCTCGAGAGCCACGACGTCGAAGTTGCTATAAGTCTTTTTCGGGCGCTGCTGGTTGTCTTCCAGGTGCGACTTCTTCATGCCCTTGATTGGCCTGTTCTTGATCTCGTCGGCATAGACTCGCCGCCAAACGCGTTCGCTCGTGGAGAATCTGTGCCCACAGGTCATACACTCTCTGCGTCGTCTCGCCTCGGTCGGGAATTGGTAGACCTTCACGACCTCGCTCGGTTTCCCGCACTTTGGACATTTCATCTCTCGGGCAGCTCTTTCTTTGCGATCTTCAGCCAATCCTCAAGCGGCTGGATCACGAGGAACTCACGCTTATCGCCACGGCAGATGACGACCGGCACGTCATAGCCAGCGCAAGCCGCCTTTACCTGGTCGATCCATTCGTACACCGCAATGGACTTGCGGCGCTTTACCTCGATGACGAACTGGGCCAGCCGAATATCGGCACCGCCATCTCTGGCTTGCCCTAGCTCACGCTTGACCACCCAGCCCGTTTGATTCGCTATTTCCTCGCATACTTCCCTTTCGGTTTCTGCGCCGCGTTGTCGTTGTCGTTTTCCCACGTCTCACCCAATAGTCCGGTTGACGCGCTATATCTACCGCATACGACACTATTTGCACAAGTGCATTGATCTCTCTCGCCTTCTCGGACATCTCGGCAATCTGCTCGACCGTGTATTTCTTTTTTCGGTGCGCAGACTTGTGCCAGGTGTGTGGCAAGCCACCTGTATTCGCGACTCCGCATATCGGGCAATTCTTCCTCATCGCCAATCGTCCGCGTCAGACTTCCATCCGATCATCTTGCTGGCCTTCGGTAGTTCTTCGTACTTGGCCTCCTCGGCCCTCGCCGCTGCCTTGTCGAACGTGTCGAAGACGCCAAGGTTCTTGGGGATAGCCTTGCCATCAGGGCCACGTCGCCAGACGACGAACTCCTGCTTACC